ACTTTTCAGGCGTTTAAAGGCGCTATGAGGGTAATTGACATGATGGCGTCACTTGCCAAGCCAATGATGTATATCACTGGTTTTCTTGGCGTTATTGGCGTTGTATGGACTAACTGGAAGAAATAATGCTCGACCCTGTAAGCATCGGCCTAGCCCTAACGGGCATCCAAAAAGCGGTAAAGCTGGTTAAGCAAGCCAGCCAGACTGTTGACGATGTTGCGTCACTTGGGCCAGTGTTGGGTAAGTATTTCACAGCTAAAGATGTAGCTGTAAAGGCCGTTACTGAGGCCAAGAAGTCGGGTAATGCTTCCAACATGGGAGCAGCTATCGAGATTGAAATGGCGCTGGAGCAGACCCGCCAATTTGAAGCTGAATTGCAAATGCTTTTCATGCAGGCTGGCAAGGTTGACGTCTGGAACAAGATCAAGTCTCGTGCTGGTGAGATGGATAAGGCAGACAAGTTTGCTGAGCAAGCAGCCAAAGACCGAGCAGCCGCCAAGAAAAAAGAACTGGATGACGTCATTACATTTATGGCAATTTTTGCTACTGTGCTTGCAACGCTTGGGTTCTTTGGCTTTGTTTTTTATCAAGTTCACGATTTAAGGCAAGAGGCAGTGCATGGCTACAAGCATAAAAACTAAGCGCCAAGAAGACTTTATGTCTCGCCATTGGCGGGGTCTGATGGGGTTTACTTATTGCATCATTTGCTTCTTTGACTTTGTTATTGGCCCATGCCTTTACTTTTACGTCCAGCAATTTGAAACACAAGCCTCTAACGATGCTTATCGTCAGTGGCAGTCTATGACTTTGCAGGGCGGTGGATTGTTCCATTTTTCTATGGGCGCTGTGCTTGGCGTTAGTTCATGGGGTAAGACGCAAGAGCGCACTTCTGATGGAGCAAAAACAAATGTTACTTAATCCTTATTTTTGGGTCGCTCTGGCACTTAGCTGGCTGGTGGTCGGTGTCTCAGTGTATGAGCATGAAGAAACGAGTTTTAACAAGGAACGAGCAATTGCTCAGGCTGCATTAGATGCCGCCAACAAACACGCACAGGAGATTACAAATGATCGAGAACAACGAATTGCCAAGATTTCTAGCGATTTGGCAGCCTCGCAAGCAAAAGCTGACAAGTTTGCAAAGGATTTGCATAGCGGCATTGCCTCTGGCGCTGTTAGGTTGTCAATCCCCATTGCCAGTTGTAGCTCAATGTCCGACGATTCCTCCTCTGCCAGCGGGAATACAGAAGCAAGAGTCGACCTTGACGCAGGAGTTAGTCAATCTCTTGTCTCCCTCACAGAAAGAGGCGACCAAGCCATAAACCAACTCAATGCTTGCATTGATGCTTACCAAACACTAAGGGATAAACAATGAAAGAGAATTTTGACGCTTGTTTGAAACTTTTGCTCAAGTCTGAAGGTGGTTTTGTCAACGACCCCAAAGACCCAGGCGGTATTACCAATTTAGGCGTTACTAAGCGTGTTTGGGAAGAATGGGTAGGGCATGATGTTACAGAGACCGATATGCAGCGTTTACAGCCTTCTGACGTTGCTCCGCTGTATCGTAATAAGTATTGGGATAGGGTTAAAGGTGATGACCTTCCTAGTGGTCTCGATTACTGCTGTTTTGACTTTGCGGTCAATGGAGGCGTTGGTCGTGCTGCTAAGTTGCTTCAAGCGATTGTCGGTGTTGACCAAGATGGTTCTATTGGGAACGGCACTATTGCTGCTATAAAAGCGCATGACCCTAAAGAGCTGATTGATTTGTATTGCGCTCGGCGGCAAAATTATTATGAAAGCCTGCCAACTTTTGAGCATTTTGGTCGTGGTTGGACTGCTCGGGTGAGTCGTGTTGAGGATGAGGCCAAAGAATTGCTTGCCTGACATATTGGCGTAATGTTTGACGCACCTAATTGCGCCATGAAAAACGTCCCAAATGCAGAGCAGGCCGAACTTTTTGATAAGTTTATTAAAAAATGGCAAGCAAAACTGAATTTGAACGATTGGCGCATTGAGCGTTATAACAAGACTGTCAGGGACGCTATGGCTTGTATTACCTTTGATGATGATGCAAGACTAGCGACTTACCAGCTTGGTTCGTTTGGTGAGGAAGAAATCACGGCAAGCAGTTTGGAATCAACTGCGCTGCATGAGGCATTGCACGTTTTTCTGCATGATTTGCGTAAATTCTCGGATGATGAGGGCGTAGAGCATCAAGTCATCAATGTGCTGGAAAAGCTGCTATTGGAGATTTAAATGCCTCTTATTAAACTTACAGATGATGAATTCTTGCAACTTTGGCGGGAACATGGCTCTGCTAGAAAAATTGCCAAGATTACTGGCATGGATGAGAGAAACATTTACAGGCGCAAAGATCGGCTAGAAGAAAAGATTGATGCTCCTTTGTATACCATCAAAGAAAGAATTATTGCTAGAGAGCATCCAGCTCGCAAGCTCTTAGGGATTGAAAATGGATGTGTCATCGTTTTTTCTGATGCCCATTTCTGGCCTGGAAATCGATCTACCGCTTTTGATGGTCTTTTACATCTTATTAAAGAACTCCAGCCCAAAGCCGTTATCTGCAACGGCGATGCTTTTGATGCCGCTACTATTAGTCGTCATCCTCGGATTGGATTTACTCATAGCCCATCCTTAGTCGAAGAACTGAAGTCTTGTAAGAATCAGTTAGGCGAAGTCGAGGAAGCCGCTAAAGCCGCTCGGCATAATGTGAAGCTGGTATGGCCTTTGGGCAACCATGATGCTCGATTTGAGACCTTTCTAGCGGCTAATGCGCCTCAGTATGAGCAGGTGCAGGGGTTCTCATTGCGTGACCACTTTCCTGATTGGGAACCTTGCTGGTCATGCTGGCCTACTGAGACATTGGTTGTTAAGCACCGCTGGAAAGGTGGCGCACACGCTACCTATAACAACACGTTAGGCTCTGGTGTGTCAATGGTGACAGGACACCTTCACCAGCTTAAATGGACGCCTTATAGTGACTATAACGGTGTGCGTTACGGTGTGGATTCTGGAACGCTGGCAGAAGTTGAAGGGCCTCAGTTTTATAACTACACTGAGGACGCTCCTTTAAATTGGGGGTCTGGCTTTGCTGTTTTGACCTTGTTTAAGGGGCAATTGTTGCAGCCAGAGCTTGCTAGAAAGTGGGACTCAGACCATATTGAATTCCGAGGCGAAATCATTAGGGTCAGAGAGCCGAAGAATTTAGACGTTCAATCGTTACATTAAGGGCATCCAGTTCTTCCATTTTGCGGATAGCCCAAGCTCTTTTTTGACCATGCCAGCCCATTGTTGACCCACGGTGGCAGTCTGGGCATAAAGCAATGCAGGTATATTGCAGCCCTTGAACGATGTGGTGGGCTTCACTTGGCCCGACTGTATCGCATACGCTACAAGGCAGTTCTTTGACCCGTCCTAGATACTTGCGCTGCTGCTTGTTAAGTTTGTTGTTCATTGCTTAGACAAGTTCCCATTCTCTTTCGCTTCTGTTTGACTTAGATTTAACTGTTTTACCAGTTGGTCTAATCAAGCCTAATTTAGCCATTTCATTCAGCCTACGGGCTACTTGATTGGGGTCTAACTTACACCTGTCGGCTATCCCGTCCTTTCCCTGCGGGCCGCTAAGAACCAGCACAGCTAGGATTTGGTCGTAGTGACCAACTTCAAAATCCACTTTTTTAGCAGCGTTTTTGCTGGTTTGTGGGTCATTCTTGCGAGCTAGTTTGAAAAACATGATTGTCCTTTTTGGGGTGAGGGCAGTTTTCTGGAACATCGACAACGCACCAGATAGCCGTGTATTGACCATTTGATGGGCCTTCCCATCGATCTATATAGGCGTCAGGCATGGATTTAAGGGATTTGCGGATTACTTCTGGTAAAGCCTTTAGATGGGTAGCAATTGATTCTGCTGACAGCCCATCTTGTTGGGTTTTCATTAAGTCTCTGATGTTGTGGTGGTGTGGGCGCATTAAGTTACCAAGGTGCTGGTTCAAAGTTATCGGGGTTAAATTTAGGTTCACCAGGTTTGCTTGGTGGTAATTGGTTTGGAAAAGGCCAAATATTCATGTGTTCTTACTCCTTAATTTATCTTCAATGGCTCGGGCAAATTCCATGTTGTTAGACCACCCATCACGATACAGTTTGCCGATCTCCTCATCCGTCAGCCCTACCCATGTGCGCTGTGGTGGGGTGGTGGCGACCTTTAAACGATGTGCAGAGCAGGGCTTATCGCAAAGACTTTGGCATGGTTCGTTTGCCATAGGGCAGTAATCTGGCCTCATGCGTCTCTCCCTGTTTGATCCATCATCACGGTTCTAGCCAATGCTTCGCACGTTGGGCATGGAGATTCAATTCTGTCAGCCGCAGTTAGTAACAACATTTTTAAAGCAATGTTGTCTACACTTTGCGCGGCAGTTCGCAATGTTTTGGATAATTCTTTTTCTGCCATTCTGTTTCTCCTGTTGCTATTGCTGAAGCCGAATAGCGCGGTCATACCCAATTACAGCGTAAAGTTTTGCATTTAAATCGCCAGTTAAATTAAATGCTTGTTGATAGTGCGCAGTAATTGCCAATGCAAAACGATGCGAATCTTGAATTTTTTGACTTACGTTTGTATCTTCCAACGAGTTAATCAATGTTCGCTCACAGAAAAAGTAATCTGGGGCTTCGTCTTTAGTCAT